CTTTCAGGTGTAGCTTTTTTAAAAGTTCCCGATAAGTTAGAAGAAGAATACGCTCAAGAAGATCATCATGCCACCGTCGGATGTTTAGAGTTCTTAGGATCTCTTCCTCATACTTTCTCAAGGCATAGTTATTTAGTAAAACCGGAAGTAGGAGATTTTTATTTGTTTCCTAGTTGGTTAGCTCATCAAGTCTACCCATTTAGAAGTGAAGGAGAAAGACGATCCATGGCTTTTAACATACAGTTTAATTCTAGTGTGCCTATTAAAGGTGTTCATGGATGATTACAGATATTCATCCTCAGTATCCTCAAAAGACTGATCTCGATCAACGGGCCAAACGCCTACGGTTTATCAGTGTCAGTAAAAAATTTAGATACGATGATTGGGAAAGATTACCTATTAAGGAAAAAGATTATTTTAGAGCGCTCATTGTAGTAGAAAATTATGCATTGGGTAATACTCCTAATACATGAGCAAGGCAGTTCTTAAAAGAAAAAATCATAAAGGTCGTCGTAAGGTAGGGTCTAAGAAAAGACGCAACCGTCGTCGATTACGCAGAAATCGTTAGGCAGAACAGCTTACACACTCGTCGTTTTCATCATAATTTGTTGTATATTGAACAGGGCTAGGCTTTGCTTCGTCTGTAGATTGACATTTACATTGGTTTTTTTCTAGTTTTTCTACCTTGTCTGCTAGGTAACAAATCATTTTGTGCAAGTCTTTTTCGGTCATGGTATCTCCTTAATTTTGTGAATAGTGAAAGCGACCACTATATAACGATCACGGCCATGGGATCAAGTTCTTTTATATATAGGATAGTCAATTGCTATATTTTATGCTAAAAGTAAATTATGGGGCCATTAGTATCATTACCATTACAAGGAATAGCTAGATATCTTCCTTTATTAGCAGGAGGAGCAGCCGTAGCTTCTCAAACAGATCCTAAAGGTCTAGAATACTTAAAAGAGGGCTTGTCATCCTTAATAAATCCTGCTTCCTATTCTTTAAATCCTTTAGAAGATATTTTAGAAAGTAAAATAGAAGATGATAATAAATTAATAAACATTCCGATTGACGATATCTATAGTATTTTAAGAGGGGGTAATCTGACCTCTATTCTGAATAAAATTACTAGTACACCAAGGGGAATTTGGTCTTCACCTGATCAAGATGATATTGATAGACAAGCAGAATTTAATAGAGGATTAGGGAAACAAACTACTTTTGCTGATGATATTAAATCAGACCCTTTAATAACACCTGTCCCTGAAAAACTTCCAGGACTTTTATCTACCCCTGAAGAAAAAAACATAGACTACAGTAATGTTACACCTATGCCTGCACCACCTAAGGTTTCTGATTTTATACAAAAGTCAGAAGAAGATATAAATGATAAATTTATTAATATGGCAGAAAATTATAATCAAATGGTAATCGATAAACTTAAAGAAGATAAAAATTTAGGTGACGCAGTGTTTGGAGAAGCTTTAGAAAGAAGTGTAGGAGATCCTAATATAGATTACAGAGAAAAAGATAAAAAAAGAGGACAGTTTGTTCTTGATGCCCCTTATGCAAACAATTTTTGGTCAGAGTCGGGTGATAGTTTTCCTGGAGCATATACCAATACAGCTAAATATGTTCTAACTTACATGAAACCTGGAGATTTTTTAAGATTAGCTAAAGGTTTATCCTTTTCGGAAGAAGAAATGATAGACAGAAATGACCGAGCATTTGAACTATATGAAAAAAATAAAACAGGTATTTCAATTCCTACATTAGATATGCACGAAGATTTTAATACTGGAGACTTTAAAGTGACGCATCATGAAGGAAGACATAGAGCTAAATATTTTGAAAATTTAGATCCTGATAAATATATTCCTGTTCATGTAAAGGCAAGTGTTATAAATATACCAGATGGTGTAGAATCACAAGAATATATTGATTATACACAAGGTTCTTATACTCACGGTCAATCTATTGCAAATTTAGGAGAAAAATTAATGAAAACAAGTTTATTTCAAAATGAAGATGGTGGCTTTGCATCAGGAATAAAATTTCTTGGATATGAGGGGGATGGTAAAAAAGTTGAACCAAAAAAGACTACTGAAAATCCTTTAGAAGATATTTTAGAATCACAAATTCAAAATAAAGAAAAAGAAACATATTTTGGTACAGAAGAGGCAAAAGAATCTTTTTATGACGCTTCTAATAATATTGATGTAATGTTTGACATTAAAGAATTAAATAAACCAGAAAATCAAAAATATGAGTATGGACAAAACATACCCGCTCATGAATTTTATGAAAATCAATATCATGGAGGAGTCGGAGATTTAGGAAATGCAGACGCTTTTAAAAAGCTAAAGAAACTTTCTTATTACCCTGAGTATAAAAAATTAATTCAAGAATCTGCAAAAGAACATTTAGGAGAAACATTTCCGGCTTATCGTTTAGTTCGTGGTGATATGGAAGCTTACAGAAAAGGTATGCCTTCATTAGAAAAAGATATAAATTCTTATTCATTAGATCCTGAACGGGCTTTAAGTCTTCATAATTTAATAGATTACAGTGAAGGTTTAGGTAAAAATAGAAATAATTTAGTTTTACAAGAAGTTTACATCAACGCTAAAGATTTAGTAATGAGAGGAAAAGAAGCTGAGAATGAAATCGTTGTTAATACTAAAAAATTAGACACAGACACAGTTCGTGTGTTTGATCCTTTCACAGGAGAAATGATTAAAGATGCTACAAAGGGTCAACTTGTAGACAAAGAGCTTTTTAAATTTAGTGATAAAACTAGATTAGGTGGCAAAAAAGATGAGCTTTCAAATGACGATGACTTTATAAAATTTTAAAATAACACATCAGCTATATCAAAATAACAAAAGTAAATTAAAAATTCATACCTATATTCTCTTGTATGATGAATCTCACAAACAGTGCTAAGAACCACTTTCTAAACTTCTTTAGCAACTTGTTTGCTGACAATAAGGACCCGCAACAGGACCTTATTAACTATTGTAAGGCAGAATATGGTAAAGATTGGCGTTGGGCTTTAAAAGAATATCTAAGCTATAATGAGTTTCCAAAGACTTATCAAAGAAGAAGTATGTAATTTTACTTCTGTTCTTTAAATGTGTAGAAGTAATTAGAATCATCGCCCGCCGTCCACTTACTAACTGATTCTACATTATATTCTATTGTAGATACTTTAAAGTCAGGTTGCTTTGGTTCTGATGGAGTCAAGGACTTGTCATAAAATAGTGTTCTATTGTTAGGTTGAGCGGCGAAGTGGCCGTTTTCTAATTCTAGAATATTAAATGATTTATGTTCTTCTGGCACTTGCGAATAATTGATATTAGGTAAGTTATGATCAGCGTGACAGTTATCTATCGTAAACAAATATTCTCCCTTATACCAATTTTTAGAAGGTGACAAATACTTTGCTCTTGGAGGTACAGTTGTTTTTTCTATCACTGTGATATGATAACTGAACGCGTCCCATAGTTCTAATTCTTCTAAAGGTAAATCTTCTTTGACATCAGGAGAACTTACAAAAGCACTAATAGGTAACTTGTCATACAACGCAGCGTACTCAGGTATATATGTTTCAAAGTATAATGCTCTGCCTTGTATAGATTTGACTGTTGCCCAAACGCCTTCTACATATTCTCCGTGGCCTTTTTGATGATCGTAGAGATATTGTTTTTTAATCCATACTTTTACAGGTGGTACGTTTGCTACTAAAAAGGACATCTATTTATCCAAACACAAACCGTTGTCTAAAACAATTTTTTCATTAGTTTCAATCCACACTTTTGCACCACAAGACAGTGGCTTCTCAGGTGAGTAAACTATTTTAGCCACGGTGACATCGTCTTTGTCTTTGATTTCTAAGTTATGAGCATAGTCATTTGACTTATAGGTCTTACAAGTAATGACAGGTTCGTTAGTGTTGTGTTTTTTATTTGATCTTATTTTAAGTTGATTTATATGTATAAATTTTTTCATAATTGAGACATCTTTTTAGCCATGGCTTTGGCTCTTTGAGGAGTTTGTTTGGCCCATCTGGAGTCAAGCATCTCAACTGACGCCGTTTTATAATCTGGCGGTGTAGATTCTTTGAGCGCTCTCCACATAGCAGGGAACTTAGACACACCTGTTTTACCCATTTGAAATACCATTTCTACAATAAGCTCTTTACACTGATCATGGACCGTGTACTCACCAAGCAATTCTTCTGCACCTGAGATAGCGTTCTCTAAATCCTTTTCTAAAGTCTCCATTAAAAACTCTTCGTCGTACTCTTTATCATCTTCCCAAAAGTCTTCCACGCAAAGGTGGCCGACGCCCACAGTTCTCTTGCCTAGCGTGTCTAAATACACCTTATTGCGATACCCTTCATGGTCACGCACTGATTTTAAAAGTCTTGTCATATCCATCTTATTTCTCTGTCTCCTTTTTTTGTTCTAAATATATAATCTTGTTTACCCAACTTCCCGGAATGGTTATGTGTCTACCGCCATCTTTCTCTTCGTTGTATTCACAGTAATCACTCATAATAGTTATTTGGGACTTTGTATCTTTTATCAGCCAACCGACCGATTGGCAAGTGGCTAATTCTTCAAGAAAGATTTCTTCTACAGGATGCCAACCTGTATCTCCATCTTTTGCATCAAACCATTCGATTAAGACTAACGGGGCCGAAATTGGATTTTTGAATTTTTCGCTCATGATTAGTTATGTATCTAGAAATAAAGGTGTGTATTTTCCCATATAAGAGCCTCTGATGTTAAATTCAAAGTATTCTGATGCATCTTCATAGGTCATTTCATTATCGCCCATAAGTTCTTTTAATATAAGTTCTATACTGTAGAGAACTCGTGTAGTGTTCTCGTGCCACGGATCTTGGACCACGCCCAAAATTGCAGAATCAAATCCATCTGCAAAAAGTATATCTGGTTCGTCGTCCCCGTAAAATTCTTCTATTTCATTTCTATTCATGGTTACATATTAT